CTTGGTCCATTTTGTTTAATTCGTCACTCATATTATTTGTCTTTTAGGTTTTTAAGTGTTTGTTTAATTATTGATTTCTGTTCAACGCTTCTCTTAGATAATTCATCTTGTATCAAATTTCTAATAAATGCGCTAACAGATATGGGGCGTTGCTCTTGCTCAAGCGCGTCATTTAAAATGACTCGGTTGACTTCGCGAACCTCACCTTCAGTTAAAAGTACCTGAAGTTTTTTTGTTAGTTTGTCACTCATAATCTGTTATTATTAGAATAATATATTATATTTTCTTTGGTTAAAAAAAGAAGGCGAATAATCACCTTCTTTCTTATTTAATTAAATTAAATTTCTTAATTTAGTTCTTCATTGAAGACATCACATCTCCAAGTTACTTCTAATGTTGCAGCATCTGCAGTCTCATAGTTTAATTCACCAGTGAAACCTAATCCAGATGTTATGAAACAATCATCAAGAGTTACTTTTCTGTAAATATCTCCTGCTCTATTAAACTGTACGATAACAATTGTACCAACATAATCCTTCTTGACACCCATTTCACCGGTTTCAGGGTTGTATTGTTTTCTGTACCATTCTCTGAAAGACTTGTAAATGTAAGCCTCGTTTGAGTCATTTAAGTTTAATGAGAAGTTAACTGTTACATCGATTGCAGTTCCATCAGGCATTCCAGCGTAAGATCTAGTTGAGAACTTATACTTCTGCTCGATAGCTGCTACCTCTCTGTGTAGTGATTCCAAACCTGCAATAGAGTTAATTTGTTGTAAGAATAGTTCCTGTCCAGATACGCCGGCTGGAGGTAAAATAGTTACCTCAAACAGGTTAGCCTGTACTGGCTCAAAGTTCTTACCTTTTCTACTAGTTTGGTCTTCTGAATAATGTGGTAAAGCCATATCGTTTATTTTCTTTATTTAGTTTATATATTCTCGTTTTTACGCAAAGTTTCCTGATGCAATTTCACCTGTGTTAAGTACAGTTACTCTCGATACTAGAATCTCTAAGCCTTTAACTGGTTCAACAAATGTATCTAAAATACCCATGTTGTTGTCGATAACTTCAGTCGTGTTGTTAGTTGTGTCCATGATGTTTCTGTAATCGTATACACCACCATCTTTCTTAACTGACTCCATGAAGTTGTCTGCTAAAGTTTTAATTTCTAATCTAGTCTGAGCAGTATTGAACTCAAATAGGTAGTTCTTAAGGATTTCTGCTAGTCCGTCTTCGATGAAGATTAATACTTCTCTCACGTGAGCTGAAGAAAGAGCTGACTGAATTCCTTGCTGTGCAGTCTTGTTACCTTTAATTGTTAAACCTACGCCTCTTTCGAATACAATCGGGTTATATCCAAATGGCTCAAGTACATCTCTGTCATTCTTGTCGAACGCAAATTCTAGTGACTGTACTCCAGTTCCACCTACAACACCTCTTCTTGGACCTGCAATGATTGACCATGGCAGAGCGTCAGAGAATTTGTCGATGTAGTTATTAGAAATATAAGCAGCTGGTGGAATCACCTTAGTTCTGCCGTTTTCAATAACATTTAAACCTGGACCGTAGTAGAATCCGTAAGTTGCACCCTCGTTAATTGAAGGTAAAGTATACAATGCACTTGGGTTTAAGTTTAAGTTACCACCTGTTGCTACGTTATTAATATCTAAAGCTCCTGTTAATTCATTTAAGAATGAAGGGTTAGTTGAAGCTTTTAATTCTTTAATCATTGGAGCGTTAAGAATTGCAGAAGCATTTTGTCTTTCTTTACATAAGAAAGTTAATTCTTCTTTATTCAAAATACCGCCAGCCTCTAAAGAACCGAATGTATCAATAACATATCTGAACGTAATGTTATCTTTATCTACTAATGCGTTACCTAAACCAGTACCTGGCTTGATAGCTCCTAGTAGAGATGCGATTGTTTTTTCAGATTGAGATGCTCCATCTAATGGGAATACTTTGTAAACACCTGCAGCGTCTTCGTATCTCTTAAGAGCGAAAGCTGGTTGAGAAGATACTGGTCTGTGGGTTGTGAAAGTATAATTACATGTAACACCAGATACTGATTTTACAATCTTTTTAATTCTTGATAGTTTACCACCATCACCTGGTACGTACATTCCTACTTTAATGTTGTCTGTAAATGTATCGTTAACTACGTTATCTTTGTAGAATTTGAATACACCAGCACCCATGTCTAAGAATGACCAACCAGATTCAAATGCAACTGCTCTCGCGTTTAACTCTATATTGTTAATAGAGAAGTTGTCATTTACTGCTGATTTCTTACCACCAAATGGTGTGTTTGCTAAAATCGTTCCGTTTCCTACTAATGTAGATGAGAAACCAACACCACCGCCTGCAGTTGATACTAAGTAAGAACCACCACCAAAGATAGAGTCGAAATGATTATCATTAATCCCACCAATTCCAATGTACTCACCAGAGTTTTCTGATAGTAAGTAAGTTTCTGGTCCGTTAACACCTGCAGCTAATAATGTGTCACCAACTGAATCAGGAGTTGCAGAGAAAACTAAGTTTCCGTTATCATCGATTCTTGCTTGTACATCTGCATTCCAAGTAGCACCTGCAGTAGAATCTGTATATTCTTCATAAACTCCGATTTGCTGACTGATTGCTCCGTCTGCTACGATTTCTACTTTATCACCAGCTTGGTTGTTAATAGCTGTAATTCTTACATACTCATCAGTTTGTGCTGCTTGTAAGAATTTACCTACAACGATTGGGTTTGGTAAACCTGCTAGAGTAGCATCTGTAAATCCAGCGTCACCAGAGATAACCATTGAGCTTCCGTCAACTTGTGTTTTACCATTGAATGCAGTAAAGTCTGCAGTTAATGGTGTTACAACTTGTTCTACTCTGTGTGAAAGTACTTCGTAATCTTGGTAAACATTGAATCCATTACCTACTAAGTCGATTTGTGGAAGTGCATCTTCTTGGATAGCACAGAATAAACCTGTTCTTCTTGCTTCTAGGTTGATTAAAGTTTCAATGTATAATAGTCTTCCTTCGTTATCCATAAATTCTGGAATTAAAGAACCAGAGTATTGAGCTAATAATGTAACTTCTCTTAGTCCAACGAATTTAGCTAATTGATCTTTTTCTAAACCTTTAGCAGTAAAGAACTCTCCGTAAGTTGGATCGTTATTTAAAGCTTGAGAATCAAATTTACCTTTGAATACAAATACATCTACCATGTAGTCTGATACGTACTCATCAGCTTCGATTCCTTCTGGAATATTTGCTTCACCATACCATTCTCTTGCAGTAACTTCAAAACCTCTTACATCTCCAGCTTGTCTTACGATAACTGAGATAGGATCTTGCTTGATATTTACAAATGAAATAGCGTGGTTTGTGTCTTGTGCCGCAGCAGCTAGTAATTTCTCATCTGAAGGATTCCAAAATTTGTCTGTATCAAATACATCACTGTATTCTTTTAATAACTGAGATGCTCCATTTGCTGGTACAGAAGTTAAACCTTCTTGTGATGAGTTAGTAGCTGGAGAGAAAATAGCTACTTTGTCATTCGCATCTGCAGTTGTCATGTTAAGAGCCAAAATTGGACCTCTAGATAAACATTCTAATGCTGATCTGTGGAAAAACATATTTTTCTTTTCTAAGGACTTGTCTATTCCGCCGAAAACTTGTACAAATTGCTCTGTATCTTCTATTAAGACTGGAGTATTGTAAGGACCTTTTTTAGATCTACCTACTACTAGTCTAATAGTCTCCGCAGGGATGTTTACGGTTTGTGACTTGTCAAACTCCAGACGATATACGCCTGAGCTTTTGAACTGTAATAATTGAGGACTTAATGCCATAGTTGTTCGTTTTTATTTTTTAATTCTTTTATTATATATCCCTATGCTTTTGTAAATTTATTTCAATAGGTCATAAATATCATATTGTAAATCTCCAGCCTGGTCATTATCTTTAAATAGTATCTTTTCCATCTCATCGTGAAGGTCTGGATCTATGAAATCCAGAAGCTCTTCTATAAAATCTGCATAGTCTGTTGTGTTAAAAAATTCAGTAGCAGTAATACAGGTCATAATTACATCGTCGTTGCCCATTTGAGCCCCATAACTACCGTTTGGAAGTGTTCCAAATAATGATGCCTCCGTCACTGTTACTTCGTCTGTTAATTCTAATCTATTTATCTTGTAAAGCTTAGCAAAATTCTGGCAAAAGATAGCTTTATTGTCAGATTTTAGTTTAATTCCTGGTTTTAGAGCTCTACCATCATGTCTGTGTTTAAATTTTACTACCATTTCATCATCGAAATCATTTCTTTGTGGAAAGATCTGTCTTAGGTAATTAAATAACACAGTACCATAAGTATTATATTCAACAATCATTTTCACGTTCTCTGAATAAAATATGTCGACTGATAATGTGTATAGTACTTTTGCAAAATCTTCAATTACATGTTCATTAGATCTAAATCTACAAACTTGTTTAAATTTAAAGAAATCATACATTGCACCGGGATTAACTACATTTTTAATCTCTTCACTATTCATCGGACTAACTTGAAAGACATTAATAACTGATGCATCACCACCATTACCCTCTGCAATATCTACTGAAAATAACCAAAAATTCTCTGAAGCTTTACATGAATCAATGTCAAAATCTGGATCCCACTCTAAGAAACCTTTAGTGTCAATAGAAATATAATCAAATTCATCGAAGTCATGATAAACATAAGGCTTCATTCTTTTTCTCATCTTTTTCATATCTACTGGGTCTAAGAGTAAATTAGAACTGGAAACAAACTCATTTCCATATTGTTTATTGAATGCTTCAATAGAACCTAAGTTTTTAAGTTCTCTTTCGTACCATTCTTCGTCTCTGTCAGGATGTTGCCACCAGTCGATACGCATAGGATGATATTCATTATCTTTACGATCTGCTGCGGCGTATATTTGGTAAAATTTATTGAATCCATTTGGTGTTGATGTAATTGTAATTCTAGACACTTTAGATGAAGATAATGTAGGATATACATTTTCATAAAAAGAGTCTGCAATCGAAGGATGAACGTGAGCAAACTCATCTAGATATAGATTATGAATTGTAAAACCAATACCGGATTTTGCTGTGGTTGATTGTCCTATTAAACGACAACCATTGTCACATCTTACATTCATAACGTCGTATTTAATAATACCAGGCTTCATGAAGAATGGAAGATTTTCAATAACTGTTTTAGCTTTATCAATAATTTCTTTTGTTGAGTCAGATTTGTTAGCAAGTAATAGAGTATTCTTGTCCATATTGAATGTTAAATACCAAGCATTAAATATGGATGCTGTCACAGTCTTACCCATCTGACGAGATGCTAATACAATATTGAATCTTTCATTCTGTAGATTCTGTAGCATATCAATCTGATAATCTCTAAGTTTTACTTGTTGAATACCATTATCTGTCATTACAACTGCATACTTCTCTGCAAAATAAACAATATCTGCTGCACATCTAGCTAACTCAGCTATTTCCTCATCAGTATATTCAAATACTATATTACCTTTCTTTAGAAATTGTCTACCCTCGTAGAATGGCAACTTGATCTTAGGACGATAACCTTGGTCCATAGCAACCAATAAATCATTGATTTGCTTGGTTGACCAAACAATTCTCTCTGAGGCTGCCTGTGGCCCATCCTCTTTTGGAATCCATTTATTATCTCCTACGTAGTCTGACATTATTCTTCTGTTGGCTCAACATCCTCAATATCCTCTTCAGTGCCGGCTCCATCAATTCCAGCTCTAATTGCAGCCATTAAGTCTTTTGTACCTCTTTGGATATTTTTATTACCGGAATCTCCACCTGCTCCTTCAATCTCAGATTGATTCTGTCTCTGTTGATAGATTTCTATATCTCTAGCAATTCTTTTTGTTCCTTCTTCTGCAGCCATTAAATACATGGTCTGGGATTTAATAATATCTAACATTGACTTCTGTAAAGTTGCTAACACTTCAAACATCCTTGGTGCTAATTCACCAGAGTCAATAGTTTCTAGTAGAGTGGTAAGCGCTTTTTCACCAGCTTGTAATTGATAAATGAGAGAAGACATTGTCATCTCATCCATTTTCTTTTTAGCTTGAATATATTCATCCTTCTCAATAATATCTGCATCTAGATAAAATTTCATTAAAGAAGTTATAGTCTTTTGTGCTTTTTTAGTTGCACCCGCTTTTAGCTCCGTATAATTTACTATCGGTGCTAAAGTTGTTGGTTTAGCTTGAATAGGTAAATCCTGAGGATCGCTTTCCACATCCATTACTCCATCTCCAATCAGATCATCTAACTCTTGTCGTATTTGATCTGCTTGTTCGGATATAGTCTTTTTCTTTTCACTCATAATATGATATTATATTCTATATATCTAAGAAAATATCTAGAATTAAATGCTAACTTTACCTAGATTGATTATACCTTCTTAATTGAATAGATGGAATTGCGTTATCAATAATGTCTGCTAATTGATTATCTCTAACGATATATTGTTGTAATATATTCCTATGTTGACCTTGGCCAATAGTTTTCTTAAATAATCTAACATTAGTTTGTTTTACTGCGCCCGGCATTAGAGCGTATTGTTTATCAGTAACCCATCCTTGTGTAGTACTCATGTTATGCTTAACATTCAGAACTTCAATTAAAGTCTGCTCGATTGGCATATTAGGATTTCTGTTACTAGCTGGATTTAATTTGTAAACATAACTCGCAATTTGTTTGTAAGAATTATTCAAATTAAATACTAACCCATACCACTCTCCCATCATAGGAGTAACTCCAAAGTCAAATGTAAATGTTTCACCGTTTACCATTGCCGTAATATTATCGCTAGAGGCTGCTAGTTTACTAAAACTTAATTTAAGACCCTTGCTACCTAATCTACCATCAAATAAAGTTACTTGACCTGAATTTCCAGTGATATTAGGTTGGAACCAAGTCGTAAATGCTAGGTTTCCATCTGTACTTAAAGTAGAAGTTTTCTTGTATACTAGAGCTTCAATACCTTTATCTTTAATTGATGAAAGGTCGTAATGATTTTTAGAAACTATAGTCCACTTATTTCTGATTTCCATATCTGAGATAGTTAGGTTATTATGAATTCTATCTCTAATTCCATCTCCTACTGGACTAAATACAGTTTGATATTGTTCCGGTTTGCTAGTTTGCGCATATTCTGCCTGTATCTCTTCTCCGAATACTTCTTCTATTCCTACCGTTAAGTCGTCCATCTCTGTTTGGATTGCCTGGCCAGTTGCATCGTCTCCAACAATAGTAGAAGTTCTCTCTTCGTACTTTCTTAACATTACTCTCCAATAAGTCATCTCCATGTTGAATTCATCTGCGAATGCAACAGAAGCAACTTCGTACATTCTATTCATTAGAGGGAAATATAAGTAATCTCTAGCTCTTGGTGGTTTACCCGTTCCAAAAGCAGCTTCCATTTGACCTTTTGTAATATGAACTTCAAAGTCTTCCCAACCCATGCCGAATATATCGAAGTTAAATGTTTGTTCTGGCATTGCATTATCTGGAACCATAATTTTAAGTGAACCTTGTTGCTTCACATTATATAGTGAGTATTCCATAAGAACAACATCTCTTGATCTTTGATCTGGTTCTACTCTGAAGTATTTTACTTCATGTCCCCACATACTTGCAGCAAGATTTGATAGTTCAGTGTATATTGCTGTTGGTTTACTTAAATTATATGGATTGTAAATAGGATCTGAACAATCTACTACAACATTGGTACATCCATCTAAATATGGGTCTGTACAATCGTTACAAATTTGTGGACAGGATTCAATAGTTCCTGCTTGAGTTTCAAGTTCAAAAGTTACACTAAATAAACTAATTGTATGTAAATCCGATAATGCTGCAACTTCTGCTCTTACATCTATCCAAAGTGGTTTAGCAGGATCGAAAGTTTGACCTAATAAATCATCTGGAGTTGTATTGATATTCAGGGGTCTAAATTCTGACATTTGACCACCATCGGAAGCAGTACCTTCTTGTGAAAATCTATATTCGTATGAAAATCTATTGTTAGCATCTGGTACTTTGTA